TGAAGCTATTAGCACCAAGTTTAACAGGAGTGATAGTGGCAACGCTATTAACAGCAGCCGCAGAAGGAACTGTCGCATTAAAATCTTTATTATCAACTACCCCGTTTAATGTGGTCGCTGCAAACTCTGCCTCGAATGCACCTACCGCTCTATTTTCAACTTTAAGTTGTGAAGTGTAATCTTGTAAGTGTTTACGTGTAACCTCGTTAATTTGCTTTTGTATTAACTCTTGTAGTGCTGGGGTTACTCTGCGCTTACGATACTTATTCAATATAGATACAACATCGTTTTCAATAGCAATTAAGAAAGGCGTTACCTTTAAGCCTTCAGTAGCGCCAATTCTTTGTAAAAAGATCGTGTGTTGAGAATATATAGTTGTAAGTATTTCTACAGGCATTATTCAGCGTCCTTTACCGCTAACTTCTCTAAAGCATCATCTAACTGAGCTTGTAATGCTGCCATTTCTTCAGGACCGCCGCCAGTTAATAATTGCTGGTCGTTTAGTTCTTGTGCTATCTCTTCATTGTCTAAGTCTGTTAAACCAGCTTTACGGGCTGTCTCATTCAATGTTACAGCAGGTAAAATATTACCTTGAACTAATGCAATGTGAGCATTGATCATCTCAGGCGTTAAATCATCAGTGATAAAGTCAGTGTTTAATTTATACATTGACGTGCTTTCTTCACCTAGGAATTGAGCTGTCCAGGTAAATAACTGCTTGAATCCATCAGTGATATTAAACGAGATACGCTTTAATGCAGACATAGAGGCGTTTGCATCGATACGTTTAGCGCCTAAGGTTTCATTAGCGTTATTGTCAGTGACTACTTGAGCACCACTCATTACCATTCTATCTTCATCACGAAGCATTTCAGCAGGTATTGCTCCAGTAGCATCTATTTGTATAATACTAACTGAACCAGCAGCATCTAACATATTCATACCGCGAGCACCGACATCTAAACCATTAGGGTTCATCGTGTCGAACTCTTCCTTATCCATATCAGTTGAAACAACCGTCATACCTTGACCATGATAATGTAAGTTATCTCTGTTATCACAATCTAAAACAAAGTGGCCTAAGTTTTCATTAGCTAAATCATACAAAGGAAGTTTTGAGTATTCAGCGCTATTATCATCAGCCCCGAAGAATTGAAAAGGTATTTCAGTTAAGTTTTCACCATTAGCAACCGGCACAACATCAGAGATTTTCTCGTCTTTATCATTCCATAACTGATTGTGATAGATGCCATCAATAAGAATTAATCGACGAATAAATGTCTTATCTTCCCATTCAAATTCGTCTTTCTGCTTACTATGAATTTCGACTAAACGTATTTCATCAACAGAACTAGATTTACCATTAGTTCTAGGTGTTAATATTTGCTCTGCTTTGTATTTAATCCACTTAGGTGCAAACTCACCGCTTTCGTTTTGTGCGCGTGTCAACTGAACTCTGTCACCATTATCATTCATTGGCGAGGCTGGCATATCAACTAAGATACCGTAACGAGCAACAGCAATAACTTCATCAACTGTCTTTTGTGCCACTTCACGTAAGCCACATCCTGTACCGTCAGCGTTATCAATTAAGTATTCAAGCTTAGGCTGTATTTCTGACTCAGGCTCTTTGCTCCAAATCATGCCGCCAAGTGTTTCATAAGTTCTACCAGTAGCAGGGAACCAGCGACCACGTGACCAATAAGAGGTTACACGTAAAGCATTCTGTTGATTGCAACGATTACCTTGAGCTAAAGCCGCGTCACTTATACCATTGTAAGGAGTGAATAATTTATATTGTGGCCCTGGTAAGCAACTGATTATTTTTAATACTTCATATTTACCAGCAATAGCCGCGCGTGTTTGTTGGCGTAGCTCTTCTTGCTCTAAATAAGCTTCATCTGTTTTGTGTAGTGACATTATCAAAGCCTTATGTGATTTTGTTTATTATATCACTATTCGATAAATAATTTAAACTTACCTTGCAATGATGCAAAAGATAATCTAAGATAATGCAAAAGATAACGAATTAAGGGGTTTATAGTGAGATTTATATGGGTGGACAATAAAGAGCTTCACGATTCAACGCTAGGTATGTGCAAGTATAGTGGTGGTTCTGAGTATAGCGGCTACGACGTAGAGGATGAGGGCTTTATTTATGACACTAAAGATAAGTGTGTAGTTATGGATTTTGGTAATGACCAGCAATATTACCCAACATGCGGCACTAAACCTAATGAAAAATACTTAAGAATAATACTAGAGGCATTAAATGAACAAGCTAACAAGAAAGATTAGAAACAAAGGCTATACGCTTTTAGAGTTCTGCGAGGTTATCGGTTATTCGTTGCGCTGGTATAGAGAGCATGCTGTGAAGGATAATAAGCAGAATAAATTAATTAACGATGAGATTGATCAATTGGAGAATAAATAATATGAAAACAGTTATGGATGCGGTTAATGAGTTTAAAGGTGAATGGCCAGCTAATTTTGGGTACAAGACAAACTGGCACTTTGTTAAAGGAACGAAAACCATTGCCTATAACAACATAGTTGTGTGCAATAAAGTTCAATTTGAAGCTGCTGTAGAGAAGAGTAAGTATGGAGTTGTATGTTTTGACTTGATGTTTCATGGGTGTCAAACCATTAACGCGTCACAAGCTATGGAGATACTTAAAGCGATTGAGTCAGGTGAAATCACTGGCGTTAAATGGGTAGGTGAGTAATGACTGATGAACTAATAGTAAACATAATCCTACTAACTGTAATCTGTCTTGGTGTATTCGCTATTATACGCGAGATAGTGTGCTGGTACTGGAAGATTAACAAGGGTATTTTGTTGCAGGAGAAGTCTATCAAGAATCAGGAGGAATTGATTAGACTTATAAAGGTTGGTAATTCATACCTATCTGAGCAACGCGCTGATAAAATATTTAATCATAGAAACTGTAACGAGGGCGAGTAATGAGCGATTTAATGTTTTTATACTGCGGTGTAACTTACCTATTTAATCTAGGATTGGTGTTTGCAAGTTGGGGCGAGTGCGACTCAAGCGAGGAGATCGGTAGTGTTATTTGTTTGATTCTCTCACCTTTGGCGCTGCCCGTTATCTTTGGTGTTGGCTACTGGAAGCGCCACGGCTAACCATCAATATTTAAACGCCCACGCTTACCTTTGGCGTGATATTTCTCAGTAGCATATCTAAGGCTATCAAAGAAGTGATTGAAGTCATCAACAGGTTTGTTGGTGGCCTTTCCGTTCTTATCTATATCCCAAGAATAGTTTTCTGCCTCAACCTTGAACTCTACTAAGTGCGAGTTAATTATAATCTCGTAATCTTGTAGGAAATCTATACCGTTATTAACCGAGTCTTTTCCTTTCTTGGCTGATTGAACTCTACACCCTTTCGCCTTAAGTGATGCTATAGACTTAGGCTCTGCACTGTCACACGTTGTCATGTGTCTATGTGCTTCTTTCTCTTTGAGTGCCTCTGATATATCACTGTTAGACATTCCTTTGCCGTAAAAGCCATCGTAAACAATAAGCTTTTTATTCTTAATGTCTATGTACGTTTCGTTGAATGATGTAGGGTCATTAGTGTAACCAAAATCAAGCCCTTGCACGCAGTCATAGCCTTTGAAGTCATCAGGCTTAACCATTCCGTAGGATATATTATTAAATATTAGCCCTTCAGCCGTACCCCAGTTGCCCATAGCATAAATATTATAATACCTAATATTTGTTTTCTTTTTGTTCTGTAGTACCGTTTTGTATTCATCATCGATGTGAATATTATCGAGGTATGTTGTTTTGTGCGTCCATGTTCCATCTAGAGGATTATCAAAGAATGTAGACTTCACCCAACTTTGATCACTAACAGGATTGAATGATAACCAGAATTCTTTAACGCAATTGTGCTTGCCTCTTAATCGTAAATCTAATTGATCAAAGTCCTCCTGGTTAAGCTCTGTTGCTTCCTCTGCCCAAATAGTAGTAATGGCCTCGATAGATTTAATCTTTTCAGGATCGTCCATACCTGACATGATTATTTGGGAACCTGTTGCAGTATGGGTGATTGTTAGGTCTGTGCTGTTAAATGAGAAATCTTTAATACTCAAGCCTAGCGACTTCTTTCGACACCACTTAGTAAGAATGTTTTTAACTAATTTGAAGCATGATTTTTTTAGTGTTCGGTTAACTTTTCGCACCACTAGTATTGTGTGTACTGTTTGCGGTTCACAGTCAGCCTTTGAAAATATACTCTCGTTTAAATATCTATAACAAAGACGTCTAGCAATAGCATGAGACTTTCCAGACCCAGCGCCGCCGTATTCAACTTTATAACGTGATCTATCATAGAATGAATCGACGAATGCAGGACAACTTTTATTTATCCCTTGCCTTAGTTTATCTAGAGGGCTAAACATCGTTAAAATCGTCTACCGCTTCAACCTTTATTGTTTGTTCTGATTTGTGAACATCTAGACCAACTAACTTGGCTTTACTCATTGTCGCTGTAATAGCTGCTGATGATTGTGGGGTGTCTGCTGTTAGTGCGGCTTGCCTTGCTTCGTTTAACTCTTCTATTAACTATTAAGCTCTCAATGGTTACACCGTGTGCTTTTACGGTATCTTCTTGTAGTTGTTCATACCTAGCCAAAACCTGTGCCTGTCTTGATAGCGCACTAGCTTTATTATGAACAGTGTCATCTTTCCATTTAAGGCTGTTAGGGTGAGACTTACGGTAGGCTTCTGATTTGTTTCCTGTCTCTAGCCATACTTGACAGAATTGTTCGTGCTTACTATTTTCTAATGCCATCTCAACCCCCTAGGTTTCAATGTTATCTCTCAGAGATAGTGCGGCTTTTACACCGCGGTTATGTTTATGCTGTTACTGTGATGTTTACTGTACCGGCTGCATTGAATGTGACCGTTAAATCGTTATTCACTAAATCGATAGCATCACCATCCAATACGCCTAACTGAATTGCATGATAACAATCATTACCGGCAGTAGAGTTAATAATTAATAACGTCTTTGCGGTAGTTGGACTTGATGCCAGCTTGGTTAAACTAATATCAGTAAAATCTAACTTAGTTACTCCTGCCGCAATAGTCCAAGCGTTACCAGGTAAAGCGTTACCACCTGCTGAATAGTTACCGCCTGCACCAACTTCAGTGAATGATGATAAATCAGGTTCAACAGTTGCCTTGCTTACCGTAGAGAATGCGTCTGTTATAAATGCGTACTTAAACGTATCAGTAACATTATTATATGTGCCTTTACCTGCGTTAAACGGGTAGTAATCAAATGTTTTTAACTCGCCTTGTGCCATTGTCTTTATCCTTTACTTGAAACTTACTGTTATTGTATCAGGTTTAAAGCCTGCTGTATAAATGTCGCCTGCGAACCCTGCCGTGTAAATGCTATCTGCGAATCCTGCCGTTACATTGCCAATTATTTGACCTTCGCCTATTTGAACTGTTACCGGATAACTATTATAAACTATTGCACCAAGCGTAGTTGTAACATCAATTAGCCCAGATAACACCACTGTAGCATCCTGACTAGTGTAATCAATCGCGCCTAAAGTGGCGATTATATCAACATCACCTGTTACGCTTACAGTTGTATTTTGAGATGAATAGTTTATCGATCCTAGCGTAGCAGTTACATCTATATCACCTGTTAATGATATCGTTGCGTCTTGGCTTGAATAACTAATTGTGCCAAGTGTAGTTGTTATATCAATTGAACCAGTTAACGATACAGTGGTGTTTTGTGATGTGTAATCAATTGTGCCGAGTGTTGCTGTTACAGTTACCCCACCACCACTTTGAACAAATGCGCCTATTCCGTTTGTGTCTAAATCACTACCTGACTTTATTCTGTAGTCTTTGCTTGCTATTGGAGTTGCAGAAACGAAACTATCAGCATATACAATATTAGTTAAAGTGTCTGCTGTTGTGTCAGATGATGCACAATTAGACTGAGTGCCTAAACTAAAACAATCTCCTGCCCCGGTATTGACACAAACTGTATTGATTGATGTTGATGCCCTTACTAGAAATTCTGTATTTTGCCCGAATACGTTACATCCTGTAAAATTACAAACTGACCCGTTACTTACACCGCTGCTTGCTGCCTGAGCAACAAGTACAGTATCAGTAAAATCAAAAGACCCGATATAAAGGCGTGAATTTTCTGCGTCAACTAAACAATTTGATAATGTGTAAGTGCCTGCCCCTGAATCCTCTATCGCTCTATCTGTACCACTACCTACAGTATAAATTATTTCTAGACCATCAATTTCAACATCCGTAGACGTAACGAAGTCTATGCCACGAGTGGTGTTTTGTGATGCTAACCCACAAAGTAACCTTTCTGTTCCGTCAAACGCGTCAGCAGAATCAAACGGCTCTAATTTTGCACCGTTAATCCATGTGCCTGATATAATTAAAGCTGATGCGCCCTGATCAAAGAATCCATCAACCCTGCCAATAGTTACCGAGCCATAATCACTACCTTGCTCTGCTGCTTCCCATGCAATTATACTGGTGTAATCACCTGTGCCATTAGCTCTAATTATTGCATTTTGTGGCATTAGATGCGCCCTATAATTAATGGGTTTATCATTGCTTTGGTTACTGATATTTCAGCATTTAGAAGTAATTCATCGTAAAAAGGAGAGTCTTTGCCTTGGGGAGTAATGTAATATTTTCTTGTGTCGTCTGTGTGGTTTTCTAGTAAGTAATCGTATTCGCCTTTGTTCGCATCTACAACATTTACAATAACAAATTGACGGGGCCAATCATTAGCGCTTAAACCTGAAGCTATAAATTCTGTTTTGCTTTCGTACTTGCCTGGCGTTTCACCATCTTTATATATGTGAATAGCATCACCGCAAGAATAAGAGTTAGCTATATTTTTGATCAATAACTTTAAAGCCATTACTTACCCTTATTTACGCTTTCTTTTATAGCTATAACTATTTCAGCCATAGCCTCGGCTTGCTTTAATGAGTTGTCTGTTGTTGTCTTTGTCATATATCCAC